CCATAGTTGACTTCTTGGCTGACTCAGAAACAACAAAGCCCCTGCATTTCTGCAGGGGCTTTATTTTGTATGGTGCCGGCACCAGGAGTCGAACCCGGGACCTACTGATTACAAGGAAGGTGCTTTAAACAAGTAAATCAATAGGTTACGTAGATTCGTGTTACGTGCTGGCGAGGTTGGTTTAGCCCATTTTCGAGCCTTCCTTAACCCTTGTTACGTGGGAAAAAGCTAACAGTATCGCCTCTAGAGCGATTCCAGTTTCATGACGATTCGCTGCTTGAGTGACTGCGTGGCAGTGCGCTGCGCTTCGGTGGTAGCCCCTTGGATGTAGTGCACTCTGTCTCGCAATCGAGTTAGCAGCTGGAAATAGAAAGCACGCTTTTCACCAAGGCTACCTTCCACATTTTCTAATATTTCTTTGAAGGTTGACTCGGCTTCCTGGAGCTGGTCGTCGAACTCTCCTGTGAAGCCAGTAATCAACTCATAGCCGGTTAATTTTGCTTTTCCATTTCCGGTCTTGGTACGACCGGTCATAGAGTTCAGGGCAACGAGCACCGAATAGATGGACGTCCTCAACTTGTCCTTAGGGGTTTCAGGCCACCTGTGCTCAAGTGAACCAAATCGCAGCGATCGGATGTGTCCACCAACCCTCTGGTCATCGAAGCCTAATGGCTGCCATGTGTGCGCAAAGAGATTTCGAATTTTTCTAAGCTGTTCAAGATCGTCAAATTGCTCCTTTCTGATCAGTCCCAGGGAGTAAGCAGCCTTGATACGGGAAGAGAAATTCCCCAACGGTGCGTTAAAGCCCTCAATCAATTGCGCCGTTGTACTGGTGGGTAGCATGAAAGCCGTCAATAGCGAACCGAGCGCATCTTCAGCGAATGCTGCTAGTGAGAGAACCAATCCGCGCTCATCCATTTCATCTAGCATTCTATTCAGATCGTTTATATCTCCAAAGACATCGTCTTTTGGAAGGTCATCGCTATCATTTTCCAAGGCTTAATCCTTTACGAAGTTCCTAAACCGATTGAGCAGGGCAGCGGTCTAAACAGGCACTACTCCGTCAATCCGCTGAGGGAGAAACCGTTGGTATGCTGAGGTCGTAGACATCCATCATTTTCGCGTCACGGTGACCACTGGCCTCTTGTTTGTCCGCCCTAGTGCCAGTCGTGTCAGTGATGCCACGTCGCTTCAAATCGTGCAAGGCGAAGCGATCCTCCGAGTCAATTTCTCCGTCTGCGATCGCTAGGGTAATGAATCTCTGCCAAGCAGTGTCCAGACTTGTTTTAAGAAGCGGCCCACCGTGGCTGGCCACGATGATAAAGCGCTTTGACGCCGCGATCGGAATAGGCGTTTTACGGCGTTCCCAAACCCTTGCGCGCAGAGCCTTTGCACCTTCCCACACACTGCGGAGACGCGGCGTCCATCGGACAATGTTGTCCCGACTCCCCTTGCGCCGGTTGGTTAAGATCCCTTCTTCCAACTCGTTCGCGTCTGTCAGTGTCACGACTTCTATCCCTCGAAGGCGGCAAAGGTAGGCCAGCTCCATCACGCTGGCCAGGTACTCGGGACACCCGCCAGGCTCATTACGTGCCAGACGGCCACGCGCAGTTGCGCGATCAATCAGGACGTCCATAACGTTCAACCGTGGCAAACGGCGTTGTTTCCGTTCTGTCGGCGCTTCGATGCCCAGGGCAGGGTTCATCTCAAGGAAACCTCGATTACGTCCCCACTGCAGCACGCGACGCAGATAACGCAGTGCGTGCGCTGCCTTTGAGGGCGTTCCCTCGTCTGCAATCCGATCGACAATGCGTTGCACCAGGGCGGCGGTGAATTTCTTCACGGCGAGATCGCCCAGCGGCTTGCCCAATTTGGTCGGGATGTTCAGCAGAACATCGCGGGAGTAGCAGTAATCGTCGTGGGTTTTGGGAGCGAGTTTTTTGTATCGGTCGCTCAGGTGGAACTGTTCGCACACGTAGCGCAGCGTTCCTCGATCGACGTTGGACGCCTCGTCCATGATTTGATGTAGTTCTGCCAGCGACACGTCTGCGGGCGCCACGTTTTGGCGGCGCTGCTTTCCGGTCTCATCCCGATGAAGGGTGTACCAGACACCACTGTCGCGATGGTCGAAGTAAACGGCCGCCGGGAGGGCGGCCTGATCGACATGGGCAGGGATATGGGGGTTGTGCTTACGCTTCCTCGCTCGCCTCATAATATGTCGGTGTCGTACCTTTCAGCGCTGGCCGACGTGACGCCGCCGGCGTGATTAATCAGGTCAAGCGTTGTCCACGGGCCAGTCCGGCCACGGAACAAGCGCACACCCTGGGCAATCAGCGAGCGCTCTACATCGGATCGACGCTGATAACCGGTGATGTGCTGCAGGTCTTGAAAGGTCAAAACACCTGTTGTTGCTTGGCTCACGGTACAACCCTCGAACCTGTGTGTTCCCGCGTCTGATGACAGACCAGTGTAGAGGCGGGATCTGTTGATAGCGTAGTAGAAACCAATGGCTTTGGTTCTGGTGCTGCTTGCTCACGGCGTTTAAACATACCGGCGTTCCTTTGCTTTTCTGATTGCAGCCTTTTCGGCCATTACAGCGGCCCATTCCTCAGTCTTTCGATGCTGGCGAATACGGCTGCACTTTTGATGTTTTCGGGTAGATCGGGCGTTGCCGCAGATGTCGCAGATGCTTAGCAGATCCAGTCGCTTGCTGGCCATCGCTGGCCGCTCCCGAATGGCGTTGCCATCGATCATAAAGTTGCCCCCAACGACGCATGGCTCGCCAGAAGCTGGGCCACAATGGCGGCTTCGGCCGCATCTATATCACCCTGCTGTTTGGCGAAGGTGGCCAAGCACTCAAGGCGGATCCGCGCTTCGTCTGTTTTGGTGATCTGGTAATCGAACAAAGCTGTGCCGACTATCCGGATTGCCGTCAGGTGCCGGGCGGATTGAGTGTCGACGTCGCCCTGTGTGTTAGCCTTTGAATCGCTACCGCTGTAGTGCTTTGCTTTCATCGTGTTGCCCTCAGTGGTGGTAGGTGCCGAGGGGCTGCAACCCCTCGACACCACTTCGTTAAGCGCTCTGGAAAATCCAGCAGCGCACGGTTTTCGGTTTGTCTGCAGCGTCCAGCTCCCAGGCGGAGCAAACGGTTCTGTTTGTCTCCACGAACTTCGGGCACTTGCTGGTTTTCAGGTGGCGTTTAAGCTCGGTCATATCAGGGACTTTCTGGCGTTTCTCTGCGGCTTCTTTGGCAAAGTCGTTGAGGTTCACCGCAATCAAACTGTCATTGCGTGAGTGGTTGAGTCCGCCGGCAGCGCTGTTCAGGTATTCGTACAGTTCCCAAAACTCGACCACGACCGGGTGATCAGCATTGATGGCCAACTGGCGATCCTTGGCCATGTTCTGGATCTCGGCGTGCGTGGCTTCTAGCTGGTGCTTTTTCAGAGGCACGACGTGCACCAGTGCGTCTACGAGCGCGTGGAGCTGGGCATGATTCTTTGCGATACGGACGGTGCGAATCTCAGGCAGGGCCAGCAGCGTTTGTTCGTAGGTCGGAACCTTCGCGCGAATGGTCTCCATCACGGTGGACTCTGACGTGGTGGCCTTGAGCAGAAACCCGCTCACGCGGTCGACCGGCATACGCTCGAGTTTTTCAACCAGCAGCTTCGTTTGGGGGGTCTGCCCGTCCTTCGTCATGGCGATATGCACCAAGCGCTGCAGGATCGGTTCAGAGGCGTTCACCGCGTGGTTCTGACCGATGACCACTGCGCCACGTAACGGCGGTTCGCGGGTGTCGTTACCGTTGTTCTTTACACCGGTTGAGCGAACGCTGCGGCCGTTGTAGGCGGTCTTCAGTTCGTCCCAGTCATATTGGCGGGTCTGGCTTCCATCTGATTTTTCGCGCTCAGATTCAATCAACACCACCGGCAGATTCCCGACTTGGGCAAAGTTTCGTGCCCGAGCAACTGGGGTGCCTTTAGTGGGGTCAAAACCTTCGTAGTCGAGGCGTCCGCACAACTTCCAGAGGAATTCGATCAGGGTGGATTTACCGGCGCCTGGCTCACCGATAATTTCCATGAAGGGGTAACTCTTTTGATGCTGCCGGATCTGCTCGGCAAACAATGAGCCGAACCAGAAGGCTAGGGCGACCAGCCCTTTGGCACCGAAGCATTGCCAAATGATGTCGAGCCATTCGGTGTCGAACTTCTCCAGGTCAGTGTTCAGGTTCAAGGTCACGGACTGGCTGAGCGTTTTAATGCTCAAGCGATCCATATCGAAGAAGTCTTCTTCGTTCAGCTTGAAGATTTTTCCGTCGCGTACCGCCACGTCGCCGTACACGTAGGCGCCGTGTTCGCGGGTGTAGCCAGTGAAGTCGATGGTTTGAACGGTCTTGAGGGCGTCGGTTTGTTCCTCAATGAAAGCGTCCAGTTGTTGGGTTGTGCCGGTGAACATTCCGCCCGGAGCAATGCCCAGTAAACGCTTCTTGAACTCCGCCGACGAGGCGATCTGAGCGCTGGTGAACGTGTTTTTAATCGGTGCAGCGTCGTGTGCGAACGTGATCCGGAAGTAATACCAAGACTCGTCGGTTAGTTTGTTTTCCTGGTAGTACAGTGCTTTCGGATTGCAGGTAGCGATGCGCTGCAGCGCGCCGCACTGCTGCATGGCTTTTGCCCGCATCTGTTTGTTGTTCAGTTGCTGATCGTCGTGATGCTCGCTGTCCTCCAGTTCCTGAATGGCTTTATTGTATTTCTCCAGATCAAGCTTGAACCAATACAGGCGATTGCCGAACTCCAGATGAAATTCGCTTCGACGCTTCCAATCGAACATCACTAAGGCTTTTTCGGTGGCGTTCTCGGCGATCAGCAGAGCGCCGTGATGCCGAGCGATGGTGATGTCTTTTTCAATTTGGGCGTCGCGCTTCTCGCCTTCGTCCAGGAACTGCCAGCGCTGGTGTAAGTCGTTCCAATCGA